TCTTTAGGGTTTACCCAGCGAAGCAATGGTGGGATGATTGCTGCGATTGCGCCTTTGCCGTAGTCACGTGGGTCTGTCGTTCCAGTCGAGTAAACGGCGATGAGCGCGCCGATTACTGATCGCGCATAACTGGCAAACATTGCTTTGTCTTTATTGGTGATTTTCAACATGGTTGTCAATCTTTTCTTCTATTCGGCCAAGTGTTTGGTGTACTTGTCCGTGGTCTTTTTTGTTGTCGCTGCCGATCTTGCTAATGAGCGCCACCAATACAAGGAAGCCGCCACCGATAAGAGCCACCACGATTTGAGTATCCATCGGCTCATTCTGGACGTGTCGGGAACTTGATTTTCTTTGGGTCTTTGTTGCTTGCTGGTAGGTCGCGCAAGGCTTGACGGTAGGTTGCCCATGCTGCTTTGTCGCATGGTGCGTCGGCTACTTGTGTCCAATCGGTTGCTGCAAGTTCGGCGTTACGAACAGCGCGCACATAATCAAATTGTTGATCTGTGTCTGCGTCAGCAACTATTGGGCTGTTCCAATTCAACATCATGCCACCTCGTAAGTAACTGCAAAAGTCACTCGATCGTTGTTTGCCAAAGTCATTGCTGGTTGGCTTGCGCCCATGTAGTCAACCGAGTTGTATGCATAACCTTTCACCAATGGTGTGGCAGCTGTTTCTATTGTTGCGCTACCAACGTAATAAGCCGTTCCGCTGTCGGCAATGCTAAAACTTCCCGCAGTATCCATAATTGAGGTAGCGCCAACTGGATTAATTGGCAAAGTGCAACTGATAATACCGTTAGCCGCGCCAGCACTTGTAATTAACGCTTGAACGCGAACAAATACAATTTTGTTAATTTGCAAATATTTTGCGTATTGAAGTGTGGCCGTAACGGTCGTTGCGCCGCCTTTAATTACTGGGGTGTAAGAAATCCAATCGCCTGCACCAAAAGCAACCCAAGCCGAGCCGTTATACGTTTGATAACTTGACGTTGCTTCGATGTAACAGGTTTGGCCCTGTGCAAGTGTTTTTTCGCCAGCACCACCAAAAGCCGCGTCACGGGTTGTAGTTGTGGCAAAAACTGGTATACCGCAATTGACGTTGTCCATTTGTGCAGCGGTCAAAATCTGACCTGCCGTAAAGTCAAAAACCGTAGTAACTGCGTTTGCTCCCATAAGTGCTCCTTATCCTAAAACATTTTCTGCGTCGAGTGTGCCATACACCGCGTCGTCCAAGATCAACTCATAAACAATGGTTGTTGGCGCGGTGCTGTATAGGACGCTGTGGCCTGTGCTGAAATCCAGACGGTGCTCGATGCCTTCAACTGACAGCTCTTGCGCCAATTCGGTCGTGCCAGCACCGCTAGGAAATGTCTTTTCTATGGTAATGGTGTCGCCAATGTCCGCGGTTGCCAGGGTGTCCTTTTGGGCTGTGGTCAGCATAAGGAATGCGGTTTCTACTGACGTGTAGCGGGCTTCTGGTTGCGGGTTGAGCAGGTAGGCAGCTGCGGCGTCAATTGATGGTTGCTCGTGTAGCAGGCTGTTAGTGATACTAGTTGTCTGAATAAAATACTGTGCAATTGAACCTGCGTCCGTTGCGGTTGCGGTTTTGCCATCTAACGCGGTAACGACAACGCGGTTAACTACAGAGTCCGCTTCAAACGAGATGCCTACGCCACGGTATTTGAAGTTTGTGCCGTCGTCATGGAAGTCGGCTACCGATGCCGAGAGCGTGTTGCCAATGCGATTCTGGAATGTAAGCACACCGTCACGCGACATGAACAAGCGCCCAAACTCAGCGGTGTCGTTAATTTGGGCAATGTATTGCAGCACATTGGTTCCTGCCGGCACGGTGTATGCCGCGGCGTGGCCAAGGTTCACGGTGCCTGTGGCGATGTTTCGAGCGCCTGCTGGGAAGTCAACTTCTGGTAGGTCTAGAACGGTTTCTATGCGTTCGCCTGATGTTTCGGCGGTGACGTTTAGTTCGTCAAGGTAAGTTTGTGCAAGTAGGTAGAACTGGTCAGCGCAATAAACCGTTACGGTGTCCAGACCGCCGAGCGCAAAGTTGTAGTCATAGTTAACGACATAACCGCTAAACAATGATTCGGGGACATCGGTAGAGCTGTAACGGATTAAACGTACGGCACGCAATGGGGCAAGCCCAGGCTTAGATTCGGCGGTGTCGTAGTACGGGCTGTTTTCGTCAAACGGGTTAAAGATGCCGTCCACGTCTTGAATGGTGAATGTCATTGTGCCCGCGCTAAACGTGTCGCCAATGTCGCGTCGTCCGCGCCTGACGCTAACTTGTGTGCAATCTGCCATGACGTTGGCATATTCGGTGTTTCCGTCAAGTACAAAGAACGTGTTGTCAAGAACGCCTGATGTCACGTTGTCAAGCGTGAACGCGTTAACAATAAAACCTGTTTCTATTTGCAGGTCATAGTTACCTGAATCAACGACGGCGACGCCTGGCATTAGGCAATGTTCAGAGCCAACGGCCCTGCACTCCGTGAGTAGGCGCGCAACGCATTGACAACAGATTCGCCGATCTCGGCGCTCGTGGATAGTCCGCCAGTCACGTTGATGGTTACTCCGCCGCCTGTGGCCATGCGATCTAATGGCATTACGGCTTCTGGGCCTGCTTCGCCGATCAAAGCAAGCGTTGGCGCGGTAACGATTCCACCTTCAGCAAAGCGAGGAATGCCTAAACGTCCTGCAGCTGGTCGAGGCGCTTCACTTGCCCCAAGTTGCGGTATAGATAGTTTTGGTGCTTCTGGAATGTTCGGCAAAATTGGGATTGAGTTGTAAGCCTTGATGATTAGGTTTACGGCGGTGACTGCTGCGTTGACCATGCCTTCAAAAAACCCTGTAATTGTGTTGACAATTAGTTTGATGCCGTCACGGAACCACTCAAACTTGTTGTAAGCAGCAACAAGACCAACGACAAGCAATGCGATGCCAGCAGCGATCAAAGCAAACGGGTTAAGTGCCATAGCAATGTTGGTGACCACAATGGCAGCTGCGACCGCGCCAATGGCGGCGGCAATAGCCAAGAATGCTTTAGGGTTTTCTTGAGCCCATGCAGCGAACTTGTTAAGCACAGGTAGCACCGCTTCAAGCACAGGCAACAGCGCTGCACCAATTGACTCTTTGGTTTCGCCAATAGAGTTCTTAAAGATTTTCATTTTGCCTGCAGCGGTTTCAGCACTCTTAGCAGTCGCCCCGCCAAAAGTTCCGCCGAGCACGTCCATAACTTCGTTAAGGCTTGCGCCTTCTTTAATCATCGTGGACATCTCTGGGGACAAAGAACGGAGCGCCTTAAAATTGCCTTGGTATGCCTTGGCAAGCGCGTCAGCAACGCTGGCAGAATCCATGCCGGTGGCTGTGCTGATGTCCATGACCAGCGTCATATCTTTCATTGCAATTCCGACATCTTTTGTACCGCGCACAAGCGCTTCTAACGCTTTGCGGTAATCGGTATCGGCAACGCCAGACGCTCGACTCATGGCCGAGATTTGCTTTTCCACCTGGGCGGTTTGTGCAGCGCCAGCGCCAGTCACATTCTGCAAAGTAAGCGCTAAGGCTGATTGCTCCGCCTGATCTTCCATAGCGGCTTTGGTTGCGTCACCAAGCGCGACAGCCAAACCAGTCAGCGCTGCAGCTGCAGGAATTGCCGCCTTCTTAATGGCAAACTGTGCCTTTTCGCCGACAGTCTCAAGTTGCTGGAACTGTTTGACAGCCTTCTTTACCCCTGTGCCGTCAAACTCGCTGATAATCGGGATATTGATTGCCATTACGCGGTCTCTCTGTTCGCTTCTTCCATAACGCGCTTAACCAACTGCTCCATCTCGGACATGACATTGTTTTCACGTTGCTCGTACGCTTTCCACATTACTCGCGAACGGCTCCCATAACGGGAAGTCAACGCGCGACCAAGCGCGCCTTCCATAGACGTGTCAAACATGGTGCCAGTAGCGCCTTGCCATTGGATGAGAAACGTGCCGACATTTGACTTGTTTCCACCATATTCTTTGATGTTTCGGGTGTTGATTTTGGCAGCAATCTTTTGTTTCATGCCTGGTATCCATGGCAACATCTTGAACCCTGATCGAGTGCTCCAGTTGCGCGCCATACCAGACAACGGGACGCCAGTAGGTACAAGCTTGTTGGCATCATCAATAACAGGCTGAACGATCTTCTTGTAATCCTTGGTGATTTCACGGCGCAAAGATTTGTCAATCTTGTTGATGGTCTTTAAGGCTTCTTTAAGCCCGACGACCTCAATCTTTGTTGACACTTGGTTCACGTCATCTCCGTTTTTTATTTGCCTCGTTAAGCACTTTAATGACCGTTGCC